GGGCCAGGTGCGCTAACACCTGACCCGCAATTGAACACACACCAATGGAGACGAACCCAGAGAGCGTGTCAAAACCACGCAAGCAGATATGTGCCGCGCTGGTCAAGGCCCAGAAAGGCTTTGGCCCAGCACTAAAGAGCAGCCAGAACCCGCATTTCAAAAGTCGCTACGCCGATCTGTCGGCCTGCGTCGAGGCCGTGGTCGAGGCGTTGAACGACAACGGCATCGCCCTGACTCAGCACACGCACCACGCCGAGGGTGGCGTTTGCGTTGAGACGATCCTCATTCACGAGTCGGGCGAGGAGTTGAGCTTCGGCAAGCTCTTCTTGCCTTGCACCAAGCAAGACGCGCAGGGTTACGGCAGCGCCATCACCTACGCCCGCCGCTACCAACTGCAAACCGCGCTTGGCATCGCCCCGGAGGATGATGACGGCAACGCGGCGAGCGCATCTGCCCCGCGAATCATCGCCAAGGATCTGACCAAAGGCACCACGACTTACGCGGCGAGGCCGAAGCCAACCCCGCGCACCACGGAGGAGTTCCACGAGGAACGCTCAAGCAAAGCGAAACCCGTGGAGGCCGACGATGACCGCATCCCGTTTTAAGCAACCAACCAACAACCAACACACACACCATTATGGCAATTCAACTCAAAATCGACGTTAGCAAAATCAGCAAGCCCGATCTCTACCAGGGCAAGAAGGGCGTCTATCTCGACGCAATCCTCTGGGAGAACCGCGACGGCCAAAGCCAATACGGAGATGACGGCTACATCACACAAGGCATCAGCAAGGAGAAGCGCGATGCCGGCGAGCGCGGGCCGATCATCGGCAACTGGAAGCACATGGAGAAGAAGGCCGACGCACCGAAAGCGAAGCCGCAGGCCGACGAGATGGCCGACTCAGACATTCCCTTCTGACCATGAGCAACCTCACAGGCATCCACTTCGATATGCCCGAAGCCGAATACCGCATGGCTCCCGCCATTGCCGCCTCGGACATTAAATACATCCTCCCGCCACGCACGCCCGCGCACTACGCGAGCCACATGGCGGGCGAGGTGAAGAAGGAAACGACCAAGGCCATGCTCCTCGGAACCCTGACGCACTTGGCTGTGTTGGAACCCGACAAGCTGGACGCGGCATTTGCTGTGCGCCCGGCTGGCGTTGATTACCGAACCAAGGCGGGCAAGGAATGGCGGGACGCGCAGACCGCGCCCGTCATCGACAAAGAGGATGCCGACTCGCTCCACGGGATGCGCGATGCCGTCGCTGCTCATGCTGGCGCGCAAGGCGTATTGGCCGAGACGCGGCGGGAAGCCGCCCTCTTTGCCGAGCATCGCACGGGGCTTTGGATCAAGGGCCGCATCGACATTCTCGGCGCGGACTTCGTGGGCGATGTTAAGACCACCGAGAACGCAGACCCGGAGAGCTTCGCTCGCACTTGCGTCAATCTAAACTACGCCGCACAGGCGGGGCATTACACGCAACTGGCGCGACTCAACGGACGCGAGGTGAAGCACTTCACGTTCATTGCCGTCGAGCGCACCGCACCGTTTGCCATTGCCGTCTATCGGCTGGACGAGCGGGCGCTGGCTTGGGGACTCAAGCAGATCAACGATGCTTTGCAGCTTATCGCGGAGTGTGAGGATCGCGGGGAGTGGCCGGGTTATGGTGATTCGCCGATGACGTTGGCCTTGCCCGCGTGGGCCTATGGGAAGGCGGTGGCGGCATGACGTGGCAACCCGACTTGTTCGACACGGGCGCGGCGGTCATCGACGTTGCGCCAGTCCGCTACACTGACCCCGAAACGTGCAACGAGGCGCGCAAGGACGCGCTATCGAACGCCGCAAGAGGTCGCAAGATCGCGCTGGATTTGCTTTTCGCCAACTCGGATGGCCTGACCGACTTTGAGTTGGCCGAGCTTTCGGGATGGCAGCAGACCAGCATTGGCAAGCGCCGTGGCGAATTGCGCGACCTTGGGCTGGTCGAGGATTCGGGGCTTCGCCGCCCAAGCCCAAGCGGAAGCCGGGCGATTGTTTGGAAGATCACATGAATTTGCCCACGGGCGAAAGCAAGAAACACACAAAGAGAACACACACATGAGCAAGAACACCAAAGAAGAAAACGTGACGATAAAAGCGCCGTCCATCTCGACCGCAGCTTTTAAGATCGTCGGCACATCACCCTACATCCAACTGCGATTTTCGCAGAAAGCCATCGAGACAATGATGGCGAAAATGGCGGCTGGATCGCAGGCAAACAAAAAGAAGGCCCGCGAGGCCCGCGATTTCGACGCGGACTTTGAGGCTGCAAAACACATCAGCACGGAAGGATGGTGCGGCATCCCCGCATCTGCTTTCCGCAACGCGCTCATTTCGGCCTGCCGCTTAGTCGGCTTCAAGATGACGCTCGCCAAATTGTCGCTATTCACGGAGGCCGATGGTTTTGACATCGTGGACGCGGTGCCGCTGATCAAGATTGAGGGTGAGGCCGAGAAGCACATTATGCACGCGCGCAACGCCACGGGCGTCTGCGACTTGCGGGTGCGGGCGAAGTTCTGGCCGTGGTCGGCTAACGTGCGCGTGAGCTACGACACCGACCAGTTCAGCGCAACCGATGTCGCCAATCTCCTGCAACGTGTCGGCCAACAGGTCGGCATCGGCGAAGGCCGCAACGACAGCAAAATGTCGGCGGGCATGGGCTGGGGCAATTTCACGCTGGCAACGGAGTAGCCAAGCGCCGCCATGAACAATTTCGCCACGGCGATCAATCAAACTGCTGCGCGCTCCGTGGGGCGCGTGGAGCTAGGCACGCCTAGACTTGGCCCGTTACGTCAGCGCAACGCTGGCTGGGCTAGGCGCTGCACCGCTGGGCGAGCTAAGGCTTCGCAGGCGAGGATAGGTCTGGCACGTCCGGGCCCGGCGAAGCACCGCTGGCAAGGTATAGCAAGACGAGTCGCGGCAATTCGCGGCAACGCAGGCTTGGTAGGCCGGGCTAGGCAGGGTCAGGCGAAGCAACGCAGGCTAGGCTGGGCACAGCGCGATAGCGCGCGGCCAGGCACGCATTGGCAACGCAGGCATGGCGTTGCGAGGTTAGGCGTGGTCAGGACTGGCGTAGCAACGCAGGCTGGGTATGGGTTGGCACTTCCGCGCATGGCACGAGTAGGCGCGGCAACGCAGGCGCGGCATGGCCTTGCGTGGCATGGACTGGCGCGACCGGGCGCCGCAAGGCTAGGCAACGCAGGCAAGGCCAGGCGAGTCGGGGCGCGGAGCGGCAACACACGACACACACCGGGGAGCGCGACCGGGGTATAAATTGCGCTCACTTTTTTCAGAGAACAACAAACCAAACACACACCAATGATTAGCCTACTAGAACCACAACGCGGGTCGCTGACCCGCAACGACGAACTCCGCAAGGAACTCACGGCCATCGCCGCCAGCAAGCGCGGCCTGACGCCGGAATCGGTCTTGGCCGTTGCCAAGAGTCCGCGCTCAACCCTGCACACTTACTTTTGTTGGGACGATACGGAGGCAGCGCGGAAATACCGCGAGTTTCAAGCCTACGAGTTGATTCGGCGGGTAAAGGTGACGATTGAAACACCCGACAACAAGACGCTGACGATCCGCGCTTTTTGGCCGGTCAAACAGGTCGAAAACGACGGGACGATTGATGCGGCTAAACGTGGAACATACTTGCCGCTCGCTGACGCTTTCCAAGACGAGAAGGCTTTGGCGCAAATCATCAATGCCGCCAAGTCGGAGCTTCGCGCTTTTACCGTTAAGTATTCGCAGCTTGAGCGGGTGGCAGACATGACAGGGGTATTCACGGCCATACGAGAGGCAATCTAATGGCTGGCGATTGGATCAAAATGCGCTGCAATCTGGACACCGACCCAGCGGTGTTCCAGATGGCGGCGGCGCTGGAAATGGACGAGCTTGCCGTAGTCGGAAGGCTCTGGAAGGTCTGGGCGTGGGCCGATCAGCACATCGCAGATTGTAACGCTGTGAGCGTTACAGCAAATGTGCTCGATCGCATCACGACCACACCGGGTTTCGCCGAGGCGATGCGAAAGGTGGGCTGGTTGGAGGGCCGCGATGGCGACTTGTCCTTCCCGCACTTTGACCGTCACAACGGCCAAACAGCTAAGAAGAGGGCACTTACAAAGAATCGGGTGGAAAAAACGAGGGCCGATTCTGTAACGCTCCCAGCGTTACAAGAGCGTTACCAGAGAAGAGAAGAGAAGAGTATATATAGCACAGTAGGTGGCGAGGCGGGGTTTGCGGTCGAGGAAGTCATCGAGGCAGGAAGACGCGCCAGCATTCCCGAAGACGTATGCCGAGCCTACCACGATGACCGCGAGGGCGCGGGATGGCTGGACGGCAAGGGAAGGCGCGTCTCGTCCATGCCGCATGACCTTTCGGGATTCTGGCGCAAGTGGCAGAGCAACCGAAGCCCGAAGCAATTCGGCAACGGTGCGGTCAACGGCCACAACGGGAATCCAAAGCCCGAAGGGGTGTGGCAGCTTCAGCAAAGAATCGAAGCCGCGCAGAAGGAAGTGGATCGGATCTGCGCGAACCCGGCGAACAAGGAGCAAATCCCTGACTCGTTCGACAGGCGCTTGAAGGCCGAGCCGATGGCGAAGGTCAAGGCGTTGAAGGCGTCGATATCGGAAATGCGGCAGCGGCTTGCTGGCGTGGAGGTGGCAGCGTGAGCGAATCCCTGCGCGCCTACATCGCCGCCCGTGGCCTCGACGCCCGGCTGACGATGAACTTCCTGCAAGACAACGGGGTCATTTCCGACAATGCCGTGAGCGTGGCCGATGTCGGAAACGGCGGCGAGTGTATTGGCTGGCTGGAAAAGCGCGACACGCGGCATTTGCGGGCCAATGAGACGGCAAGGAGGGCGGCTTAATGAAAGGCGAACAAGGAACGACGGGCCATGCCATGCCGATGGGGCCACTGCGACCGACTGGGCCGCGCTACGAGAAGCCCCGCAAGCGGACAAAGACCAAACGCGACCGGGCCAAGGCCAAAAGGCGCAGACTTATGGCGAAACAAAGCAGACGGAGGAACCGCAAATGATTGACATTCGACGCTTCGCCAGCATGGGCGAAAACCCCTTAGACAAGCTCGAAACGAGCTACAAACCCGACATGGCGGGCGAGATCGACACGCTGGCCGACGAGTGGGCCGACGAGCTCGACCTGGCTGAATGGCAGCATAAGGCGCTCGTCCTGCTTATGGCCGAATACCAGATGCGCGAGGCACGGGAGGCGGCGAGCAAGATGCTCATTCCCATCCTGACCTATCTGAACGAGCCGCGAGGCAACAAGACGTTGCGGTATTACGCCTTCCTGCTCGCGGCCGGCGATACGTCCATAACGCTGGCGCATAGCTATTCGGAACTGGCGCGGAAGATCGGGGTCACGAGGGCCGCGCTGTCCAAGGCCGTCATCGAGATGCAGGACAAGCTGGGGCTCAAGGGGCACAACAACTTTCAAAAGAGTGACGCGGCGCGGGAGAGTTCCCGCAAGGCCGCGCATCGCTCTTGGACAAAACGACACGACAAGGAGAACACACACTGATGAGCAAGGAGATTGAACTACGGGCGGCGGATGATCTGGCCGCGCAAATTAACAAAGACCACGCCGAGATCATGGCAAAGGTGGACGCGGTAAAGGCCACGGCTTCCGAGATCGGGTCGATGGCAAACCATGTCGGGATGCTGCTTGCCAGCGCACGCGATACGGTGGGCGATGCGTTCCATCATTGGCTGCGCGAGAAGGTCGAAATGCCTGGCGTGACAGCCGAGCGATACATTCGGCACCACCGCAACTATCATCCTGGGCAACTGTTCTTGCCGGGCTTCAAGCCTGTCGAGGATCGGGCCAGCGTTCAGGCGCAGGCCGAGGCCAACGCTGAGACAGCGGAAGGCGACACACCGACGAAGGACGAGGTGCCAGAGGTGAGTGTGCGCGATATAGCGGCGGGCTGGGTCTACGATGCGCGGCGCTGGTTCAGTCAGCTATTGGTCAAGATGCCACCTGACAAGATGAACGCCGACCAGATCGAGGAGACGCTGCGCGTGGTCAAGCCTGTGCGTGACGCCATCTATGCCTACGAACAGAGGTATGTGCAGTTGAAGGGGGAGGCGTGACCAGTCTCAATAAGAGTAAAGAACAATGCTCCTTGTTGAGACTTGATAAGGAATCTTTTCGGTTGGCGGAGCGCGAGGAGCTTGCGACTCCCGGAAAATGGCCGCAAATTTACTGCGATTGGTGAAGTGGTGAACGTCTAAGGCCAAAACCAGTCGCAATAAGCCATTTTGATAATGCGACTCTCATAGGGTCAAAAATGAACCTCCAAGTGCCATCCCAAGCCCAGATTGCCCGCGAGTGCGGCATCTCCAACCCGCTTGTTACGAAATACAAAAAGCGCGGCGCGCCCACACATTCGGTGGAGGCTTTCCGCGCCTGGTTGGCGGTGAACGTCAATCAGAGCAAGGCGCTGGATACCGCGCCCGGCCCTGACGCGCTGGAAGACCGCATGGAGGAGCAGCCCGCCGAAGTGGCCGAGGTGCTCCAGACGCCCGTGCCGGAACAGGTGGCGTCCATCAACGCCCAACTCAAACAGACGGAAACAATTCTGAAATGGACGCAGGGCATGATCGCAAAGCTAAACAGAGACGGAAACATTGAAGCAGCCCGCAAGTGGCTCCACAGCTACGCCCTTGTCTCCAAGAAGATGCAGGAGATCCAAGACAAGCTGGTCGAGACGCGCATCAAATGCGGGGAGCTTGTGCGCTACACTGTTGCCAAGGACATGGTGGCCTCGCCATTGCGCCGGCTTCGCGCCTCCTTGGTCAAGATGCCCCACGAGCTTGCTGGCCGTTGCAACCCGCAGAACCCAGAGCAGGCCAAGGACGCCATCAACGAATGGTGCGCCAATTTTTTCAGAGAAGAATCACAATATGAAATCCATTGAAAACATCGAGCAGATAGCCGTCTCGTCTTTGATTGCTTACGCGGGCAACCCACGAAAGAACGACCACGCTGTCGAGGCTGTAGCCGCCGCCATCAAACGCTTTGGCTTCCGCGTCCCGGTCTTGGCAAAGTCTGACGGCTCGCTGATCGACGGGCATCTGCGCGTAAAGGCGGCCAAGCATCTCGGCATGGAGGAAGTGCCCGCCGTCTTGTGCGATGATCTCAGCGAGGCCGACATCAAGGCGTTGCGAATCAGCATCAACCGCATGGCAGAGCTTGCCGAGTGGGATGCCGAGCTACTAAACGCGGAGCTTGAGGGATTGGCGGCGGAAGGATTTTCGATTGAAGACTTGGGGTTTGATGCCGCCGCGCTGGAAGAACTCGGCGCGGACTTAGGGCTGGAAGAAAAGCCCGAATTGGACGCCGAACCGCAGATCGACAAGGCCGAAGAACTCCGCGCCAAGTGGGGCGTCGAGCCGGGGCAACTTTGGGAGCTTGGCGACCATCGGTTGCTGTGCGGGGACAGCACCAAGAAAGAGGATGTGGAGAAAGCATTGGGCGGGGCTTCGCCGATGCTCATGGTTACAGATCCGCCGTATGGGGTGAACTACGACGCCTCTTGGCGGGTAGAGGCTGGCGTAAATAAACCGTGGCAAACTCGCGCGGAAGGCAAAGTTGAAAACGACGACAAGGCCGACTGGACTGAAACGTGGGAACTGTTCAATGGGTCTGTTGCCTATGTCTGGCACGGTGGTCTGCACGCAAAAGTCGTTGCGGAAAGTCTTCAGACGTCGGACTTTGCAATTCGCAGCCAGATTATTTGGGCCAAACCATCGCTTGTAATGGGTCGGGGCCACTACCACTGGCAGCACGAACCGTGCTGGTATGCCGTAAGAAAAAACGAAACCGGAATTTGGAAAGGAGACCGCAAGCAAGCCACAGTCTGGGACATTGCAAATATGCACCGAACCCAAGGCTCGGTTGATGATGGAAAAACTTTTCACAGCACCCAAAAGCCCGTCGAGTGCATGGCCCGCCCGATCCGAAACCACGACAGCGAGTTTGTCTACGAACCTTTCAGCGGCAGCGGCACAACCATCATCGCCTGCGAGCAACTTGGTCGCAAATGCCGCGCCATTGAGATCAGTCCCGCCTATGTCGCCGTGGCACTCCAACGATGGGCCGATGCCACAGGCAAGACGCCGAAGCTGGTGGCATGACGCTTTGCCGCCCAGAACTCAAACTGCACGTCGAGATCCGCGCCGAATGGGTCTGGAAACCCGTGCAGGACGTTGTTGATTGGGCCGAGTCGAATCTGGTTATTAGTGAGAGGACAAGCGCCACGCCGGGGCGCTACTCAACAAAGCTAACGCCCTATGTGCGCGAGGTGCTTGAGCACTTCCGAAACGATCGAACCAGACGCCTTACGCTGGTGTGGGGGGCGCAAACCAGCAAGACCACTTGCATCCTGACGGGTATGGCCTACCGATTGGACTGCGCGCCTTCGCCCTGCCTGTGGGTCATGCCCTCGGCGCACCTTGCCAAGTCATTCTGCGAGACGCGATGGATACCGCTGGTAGATGACTGTGCTGCTTTGGCAAGGCACAAGCCGGTCAATAATGACCAGTTCCGAATGTTGGAGCAGCATTTCGACAAAATGAGCGTGTGGTTTGTCGGCTCGAACTCTCCAGCCAACCTCGCAAGCCGATCCATCTCGCTGCTGATGATGGACGAAATGGACAAATTCGCCACGCAAAGCAGAAAGGAAGCAAGCCCGGTGCAGCTTGCCGAGGCGCGGTGTGTCACCTATCCGAACCATTTGATCGTCTGCACCTCGACCCCGACCTACGAAGACGGGGCGATCTGGACGGAATGGCTGAAGGGCGACCAGCGCAAATACTTCGTGCCGTGCCTTGGCTGCGCCGAAGCGTGGTCTTTGGAGTGGGAGCACATCAAGTGGGACGAGACGGCCAAGCAGGAGGAGGGCTGGAACATGGAGCGGGTGGCCGCAACGGCGCGGTGTGTTTGTCCTGCCTGCGGTCACACGCACGAAGAGGCAGACAAACAAGAGATGCTTGAGCGGGGCGAGTGGAGGCCCACGGATTTTGCCGCCGAGCCAGGGCGGCGAAGCTATCACTTGTCTTCTCTCTACGCACCGTGGCGGAAGTGGGCGGATTTGGCCGTGAAGTTTTTGCAAGACCGAGAGGCGCCGGGCGGATTGCAGGATTTCTACAACCGCGAACTGGCGATCCCGTGGAAGGTCGAAGGCTCACGCGTCACCACCGCCATGATCCGCGAGCGCATCGACGCCTCGCCCAAGTATCTGCTGGGGCAACCACCGAGTGACGGGGTGCTGGCGCGGCTCATGGCCGTGGACGTGCAACAAACCGAACTGTGGTGGCTGGTTCGCCAACTCCACGAAGACGGGAGTAGCTATCTCGTGCAATACGGGTCGGCCTTGGGATGGGGCGGGCTGTCAGAGAAATTCCGCGAGCTTGGTTGCCAGTGGGGGATTGTTGATGCCGGGTATGCGGCCAAAGCGACTTCGGGCGTTTACAACTTTGTCTTCGGCACGGCGGGCAAATTCTGCGCGGCCTTTGGTCGAACCAAAAAGCACAACTCCTCTTTGAAGCCTTGGGAGACGGGCGAGCTTCAGATCGACGGCACCCGCACCATCCGCCAAATGCGCTTCGATGCGTTGCTCTGGCAGGAGAGGCTTTACCACGATGTGCTACGGGATGGCCGCGTGCCGTGGTATTTGCCGCGTGATCTGGCCAAGGACTACGTTTCGCAGATGCAAAACGAGGCGCTGGTAGACGATAAGGACGAAAAGAAGTGGCAGCGATTCGGCCCCAACCACTTGGCCGACTGCGAGAAAATGGCGCTGGTTTACATGGATTGCTTCTTGTCGGCCTTCCGCGCACAGAACGCCACTCCTTGACACAAGCAACGAGGGCATGACCGATGCGTCGATGCTCGCCCGTGTCTTCACGGCGTCCGAACTTTCCCAACTCAAAGCAAGCTGCAAGGCGCAAATTCTGGCGGGCGGCGCCTCTCAAGCGTTTGTTTTGTCAAGCAGCGTGGGCGGTCGGTCGGTGACGCTCCAGAAAAGTTACGATGCATGGGAAATGCTTGGCCTCATCGAGACGGCCCTCGCCATCAATGCCGGCGACATCGGCAACGACCGCGCCACCCGCGCCCAATACGGAGTATATTAAAATGGCCAACCTCATCGACAAAATGGCCAAGGCGCTGGGCTTTTCCCGCATGGTCGAAGCCGCCAACTGGCGCCCGGAAGAACGCGCATGGGTGCAGTCGCAGGCGCAGGACAGCAAGGTGGACATCTCCAACGGCGACCGCGTGCGCCTGCTCGGCCTGTCGCGCAAACTTTTCTACAACAACGCGATCGTCAGAAGCGCCATACGCGACAAGGCGACCTACTCGGTCGGCTCGGCCATCGCCCCGCAGGCCAACAGCGGCGATCCCGCATGGGATGATGCCGCCGAAGCGTGGTGGGAGAACTGGAGCAAGTCGCCCGAAATCAGCGAGCGCCACGATATGCGCCGGCTGCAAATGCTCATTTCCGAGGCCATCGACCGCGACGGCGAAATCTTTGCCATCCTGACCAACAAACGTGACGGCGCGCCCGCCGTCCAAGTGGTCGAGTCGCATCGCGTGGCCAACCCGCCCGACAAGGCCGACCAGATCATTGATGGCGTGAGCCTCGACCGCTTTGCCCGTCCGCTCGCTTATCATGTGGTCGAGGGCGACACCTTCAGCCAGCGCACCAGCCGCAGCATCCAGGCGGATCTGATGCTTCACGTTTACGAGCCCGAACGTCCCGACCAAGTGCGCGGGTATCCCGCCGTGGCCGTGGCGCTCAACAACCTCCTCGACCGCGACGAACTTCTGCGATTTGAAATGCAGGCCGCGAAGATCGGTAGCAGCATTGGCCTTGTCGTTCAGAACGCGCAGGGCGGGGTGGGGGCCGAAGGATTCTTTGGCGACTTGTCCAAGAGCACGGGCGAATCCCTGACCCGCGAAACCGTTTTCGGCGGCGGCATGATCCCGCGCCTGAAGGCCACCGAGCGCATCGAGTCCTTCATGATGAATCGTCCAAACGAAAAGTTGGACGCGCATTTGGAGCAATACATCCGCGCTGCCGCGCTGGGGCTCGGCCTGCCCTACGAATTTATTTGGGACACCTCCGCTGTCGGCGGTGTGGCCCAGCGTTTCATCATTCAGAAAGCCGCCCGCGCCTTTTCCGCCCGGCAGGACGTTCTTATCTCCTCCTTCCTTGGCAAGCTCTGGAACTACGCGATCGCCAACGCCATGCGCCGCCGCGAACTGCCGCAGAACGCGAACTGGCGCAGCGTTCACTGGCAGACCCCCCGCAGCATCACGGTGGACGTAGGCCGCGAAGCCGCCGCCCGCCGCGACGATGTGAAGGCGGGCTTGATGACCTTGGCCGACTTCTTTGGCGAGCAAGGGCTCGACTGGAAAACCGCCATGCAGGAAATCGCTGCCGAACGTCAGTTCGCCGCCGAGCTCGGCGTGGTGGTCGGCGTCGAGCGCACCGAGGGGGCGACGGTTATCGACCCTGTGCTCCCCGCAGGGGACGGCGGTTCAACTCCGCCCGCCTCCACCGATGCGGGATTTGCTCAACTGGACTGTGGCACGGGCGCTGGCGGGTTTAAGCCGGGCAATGATTGTGCTAAAGGAAAAGGCGCATCTTCTGAAGGAAAGCAAAAGCCAAACGTGAATTTTCCCGGAGCAAAAATAGAGAGCGATGTAAAAGCCATAAACAGCGTTGAAATGTCGCATTTTACAACCAAAACATCTGCAGAGCAGATTACAGAAAATGGTTTCAATTACAGCGAAAACAGCATGTATGGACGGGGCGTTTATTTTACAAATAAAAAAGGAGTTTATAGCGGAGAGCGCAATGAAGCTTCTCTTCAGGTTAGGCTAAAACCACACAACCAGCTATTTGTTAAAGACGACACAGATGTGCCAAAAGCTGTCGAATCAGTGACCGAAAAATCTTTTTATTCGTCTAATACAAGAGAAATGCTTGTTGAAAAAGGCGTCAAAAGTTTGAGATTTTCTGTGGACAATGAAATCTACACAGTTGTTTTAGATAAAAGCGTGATTGAGATAACAGGCAGAAGCCTATCTGCCATACTTCAAAACAAGACAGAACTTTCGGAACGCGCCCGCAAAAAGAAGCGCATCTACAAGCGCAAGAAGGCCGAAACCAAGCCGGTTGCTTGACATGAGCCGCCGCCTATATGGCGGAACTCAAATTTGACGGCATCAGCGTAGCCACTGTTGGCCCCGCTCTCGGCCACGAGATGTTCGTGGACACGGTAACCCTGCTCCAAGCCGAACAGGCGGGGCAGGCTGGTAGCCCGGTCAAAGTGTTTGTCGATCACGACGAGTCCATTGATTCGCTCATCGGCCTGCTCAACAACTTCCGCATCGAGGAAGACCAACTGCGCGCCGATTTGGAACTGCTTTCGGCTCACCCGCAGGCGGAGTTTTACGCCGAGATTCTTTCCAAAGCGCCTGGCCGCGTCGGATTCAGTATGGCTTTCAGCGGCAAGCCCGAAGAATTGGGCGAGAAGCGTTTTGCCCGCGTCGAAAATCTGGTTTCCGTAGACCTCGTTAGCCGCCCCGCCGCGAACCGCGAAGGCGTCTTTCGCGCCGGCATCGAGCCCGCCCAAGTTGACACCTCGGCGGAGGGCATGACCGAAAATTCCGCGTCTGACAAAGTTGAGTTTGATGCCAAGGCCGCCATTGAGGCGCTGACCGAGGTTGTTTCCAAACTTCAAGAATCCGTCGAGGCCATCGCCGCCGACAAATCCGAACCCGCCGAGGCTGAAGTTGTCGCCGAGGAAGTGAAGTCCGAAGAGGCCGCGCCCGCTCCCGAAGCCGCCGAACTCTCGGCTCTCTCCGCGAAAGTCGCCGAGCTCGAAATCGCTCTCGCCGCCAAAGGCAGCGAGGCCGTCGCCAGCAACGCCGTCGCCTCCGAAGACCCCGTTGAGCAGTTCAAAGCTGCCAGCGAGTCGAAGGACTGGAAGCGCGCCGCGCAAATCTTTTCCGCGAACAAGAGCGCCATCTACCGCGCTCGCAACGCCAAGACTTTCTAAGGGCCAACCCCCAAAGAAAAACCAACAACCAACAAACAAATAGTATATGGCAAACTCATTCGATTCAGCACTCGTCGTTGCGACGATCTCTGAACAAGTGCAGACGGTGCTCGCCAACAGGTTGGCCCCGCTTCGCATTTTTTCTACAGATTTCAGTAACGAGGTAAGAAAGAGCAAGGAAACCATCCAGGTTCCTCTCGTCACGGCCACCAGCGCCACGACCACCAACCCGACCGATTTCACCCCGGCTTCCGACGTTACCGTTGGTAAGGCGACCGTGACGCTCGACCACTACAGCCAGTTCTTCGGCATCACACAGGCCGACCTCGCTCTGGGTCACCGTCTGGAGAACCTGGTTCGCATCAACCTCAACGCCCTCGCCGACAAGTTGTTCTCGGTGGCGATCACCCCGATCACCACGGTTAATTTCGGCGCGGCCACGGTTACTACGACCACCATCACCCCCGGTTCCGGCCATCTCGCTTCCCTGTGGAGCGCGATCAGCAAGAGCGACCGCAAGGGCTTGGTTGTTACTCCCGAAATCTACAGCAAGCTGATCCCGACCAACGCCGATTTCCTCCCGCTCCAAAACGGAGCCTACGGATTCGACCAGGGCATCTACTACGCCAACTCGTTTTCTGGTGCGGTCACGGGCCTCGACGGCTTCGCGGTTTCGCCCGAAGCGGTTGCGGTGGCCTCAGCCATGCCTGTCATCGATCCGGCGGTCGCTAACCTCCTCTACGTCTCGGACAACGTGACGCTTGAGCAGCTTGGAATGACCGTCATGTATAACATCACCGCTTCGCAGTCCACCCGCACGGTGACTGCCTCGGTCGAAGTTATGTTCGGATCGGCAGCCGGTCTGACCAGCGGCACCTGCGCGCTCATCATCTAAGGCTCGTGTGTTCACCTCCCGGCGGTTTGAGTGGCCCGCCGGGAGTTTCCATCTGGGTTTCGACCCGAAGGGTCGCGCTTCCACTCAGCGCGGCCCTTTCCTTTTGTAGTCAGTGGCAAAGATTCATCTCGGCATCATTGTAGGCAACGAAGCGGCCAACATCACCCGCTTCCTCGACAGCTTCCAGCCGCACGTTGATTCCGTCAGCGTGGTGCGCGCCTGCGGCAAGCAACCGCCCGACGAGACGCTGGACATCGCCAAGGCGCGTGGCTGCATCGTGGGCGAATACCACAACGGCGAGACGGGCAAGGAATGGCCCCACGTCGATAACTTCGCCGCCGCCCGCAACCAGACCTTTGCCCTCGCGCCCGAAGGCACAGACTGGCTTATGTGGGCAGATTGCGACGATCTGCTGGCCGACTCAGGGGCCGAGGCGCTGGCCAAGATTCGCAGCGGCACTGAAATTATCAAAGGCGCCATCTACGCACCGTATGTGACCAGTGCCGCCGGAAGCTATGCCCGCCGCATCCGCCTCGTCCATGTGGACTGCTACAGCCAGTGGATCAATGCCGTTCACGAGGACATCGAGACGAAGGACGGCACCAAAAACACTTGGTGCATGGAACTTCAAGTCATCCACCTCCCCGAAAACAACAAGCGCGGCAGCGTAGTCCGCAACCGCGCCATTCTTGAAAGCGTGCCGCCAGAGCAACGCACGGGCCGCGAATGGTGGTTCCTTTTCCGCGAGTGCGAGACACAGCAGGACATCCCGAAGGCCATGGAGGCCGCGATCTACGCCACGGCCCACCCTGACCTCGGCGACGAGGAAAAGTTCGTGGCCTACCAAACCATAGGCCGATGGATCAAAGACGTGGACGAAGCCGAGCGCCCGCTGCTGGAAGCCGTGCGCCTCATGCCGTGGCGCCGCGAAGGCTATGCCGAGCTTTGCAAAATGCACACGGCCAGAGGCAACGCGAAGAAAGGGCTGGCCTATGCCTACGCGATGGAGGCGCAACCTATGCCCGACGAACCCTCTTGGACGCACGATGCGTCCCTCTACGGATGGCGAGCGCACGATCTAAAGACGCTCGCCCTGGCTAAAGCCGGCCACACCAAGGAGGCCGAGCGCATCCGCAAAGAATGGCAGAAGCGCCTCAAGCCGCGCATTGCCGTAGGCCACCCGGCGGGCAGGGGGCAGAAGGACATCGAAGTCCGCAACCTCTGGCTGGAGCGGGCCGCGCACCCGGAGCGCGTGGCCTATTATTTTGGCATCTGCGAGTCGGACGCGGAGGTGGTTGAGCAGTTGCAGCACTACCCGCACGCATTGGCACCCGCCGTTCCCGAAGGCCATTCCTCTGCCGTGGCCAACTACAACGCCGCCGCCCGCGCAGCCACTGCATCGGGAGCGCGCATCTTCATTATGAGTCAGTCGGACGTTTACCCGCCGCATGGTTGGGACGAGCAAGTGATCCAAGCCATGACCCCGCACATGGACAAGCCGACCGTGCTGCACGTTTCGGATGGCTTTAACAAGCCCGACGAGAAGTTAATGACCATCATGTGCTTCAACTGGCGGTGGTGGCTGGGCCGCGATTGGTTGCTGTGCCCCGAATACGACGGCTATTGGAGCGATACGGAGTTTTCCTTCCGCGCCTACCGCGACGGCGTGGTCGAGGATGCACGGCACATTAAGTTCTACCACGACCACCCGCTATTCACGGGCGCGGCCACCGACGAATGTTACCGCCGCCAGCAAAACCCAGAAGCCAACGAGCGCGGCAAAGCCGTCTTCCGCCGCCGCAACCCGGATGCCGTGGCGCAAGGATGGGTGCCATGAAGCTGGAAATTCTGATTCCCACCATGCCGTCGCGTGCGGCCATGCTGGAAAAGCTGCTTGCCGTCTTGAAGCCGCAGGCCAAGCGCAGCGTCCGCATCACCATTGATGACGGCCCTGGCACGGTCGGGGTTAAGCGGCAGCGGATGATCGAGCAGGCCACGGGCGACTATGTGGCTTTTGTGGACGATGACGATATGGTAGCGCCCGACTACGCTGCCCGAATCCTTCCTTGTCTTAAAAGCAAGCCCGATGTGGTGGGCATCACCATGCACGTCACGATGGATGGAGAGGACTACCGCCCTTCGCCTATTTTCCGCCACAGCCTGCGTTTCCGCGACAACCACCACTGGCAGGGTCAAGACCGCACACCGCATCATTTGTGCGCCATTAAGCGCGAGGTGGCCCTACAAAGCCGCTTTCCTGACATGATGTGGGGCGAGGACTACAACTATGCGCTCGGCCTCCTGCCGCATTTGCAGACCGAGGAATGGAGCGGCGACGAGCCGATCTATTTTTACAGCTACGTCACCAAGCACTACGACCCCGGCGTGGCGGGGCTTTGACTCGCAGGAGTAGGGCATGGCGAATCAGTTAGACACGGCGCACATCCTTGGCGTGGCCGCAATTACGGACGTAGGCGGCGAATATGTGACCATCGGCGACACACAACTCAAGGCCGTGGTCGGCGACATGGATTTGCGCGACGAGCTCGCCGAGGGCGGGGTGCGCCAGATCCGCTCGGTGCGGGTCGGGATTCCGCGCAGCGAGTTTGAACGCTGTATTGCAATGGGAATTAAGACTGTGGAGATCCCCGCCATCTGGAGTCGCATCACCGTGCGCGACATTGAACTGCAAGTGCTCGGCGTGGCGCAGGACGCGGCGGTCATCGAGATCACAGCCGGCGGGCTGGCGGAGTAAGGCGATGGCTGCAAGCGTTTCAGTCGAAGTCGATCTCTCCGACTTTGGGGATTTTCTTCCCAAGTTTGCCGCCGCAACCAAGCAAAGCATTGCCCAAGTTGTTCGCCAGCAAGCTCGGCTTATGCTTCGCGACGAAAGCGGCAACGGCATCATTAAATTCACTCCGCCCGTGGGCGAGCAAGAAGCCAAAGCAAAAGGGGATGCTATGGTGCGCCGCGACATTCACAGGGTTTTTCTCACGAGGGCCAGCGCATTAGAGATTGCAAAACGCGCCAAAGTGCGAGGGCTGAAACAGGCTTTCCGCAACAACAACCACCCCAGAATCCTTGAGCTATTAAACAAAACCCAACCTGGCACCGCTAAGGTCAGGGGCTACGAGCGAAAAGGAAAGCAAGTGGCGGGCTACACCCAGCGCCGCCAGGTCAGCAGCCTAAACAATAACCGCCTTGGGTTTCTGACCAGTGTTTCAGAGGCGCCAGATCGAGCCGTCCACAAGGCAAGACAGGACGGCAACAAAAACGTGAGGCGCAACCGATGGAGCCAGCTTGTTTTGAGCAAGGGCGCGCTCACCTCATACATTTCCGAAATTCAAAAGCGCGTTGGCACCATGAAAGCTGGCTGGCGCCCAGCGGCCAAAGCACTGCAACTGAATGTCCCGAAGTTTGTCGCCGATGTGCAACGGGCAAGTGGTGACATCAAAATCCAACTTGAGGGCGACAATCCGTCCATCACCCTAATTAACTCCACACCTAACGCTGACCGCGTAGCGAAAAGGGCCATTGAATTTGTGCGCTCTGGTCGAGAGAGCGCTATGGTGGCCAACCTTGAAAAAGTATTGGCCGCGCAGGCCGCTAAAATCTAATGCTGCACCGCGAATTAGAAGCTGCTTTTGCGGCATATCTGACTGCATCTCGGACGGGAACAGCACTGGCAGGCGTCCCAATCCGTCACGCCGTGCCAGCCGACGCGTTGGGCTTTCCTTGCGTCATTGCCTCCACGGCCTCGGCGGAGTTGTTGGAGGGCGGCGTCCGACAGGCCACCCGCGCCACGATGGATTTCTCGGTCATTTCCGCCGCCAATGCCGGCGCAGGCTGGCAAGCGGCCCACAAGGATCGCGTGGCCGCGCTGTCGCGCCTTTTGGACGATACCAACGCCAACACCGCCCTTGCCGCCATCAACGCGGCACAGACGGATTTCACGCTCTACGGCTGGCACCTGACCGAACTGGCCAGCGATACCACCCCGAACCACCAAACCGACAGCATCCGAATCAGCCTTGTCGCAGGCGAGCGCATCAACACCTCCCCGGCTGGCCCCACGGCCACCCCGCAAAATTACAGCCTTCGCCACGAGATCGAGCAAATCGTGTCAGCCCACCTCGGCACCGAGCTCCCCAGCGCCGTGACGGATGACTACACGGTGTATCCATACTACTACGAAACCACTGTCCCACCCCGCCGCATTGTCGCCGCCTGCCTCTCCGCCGAGCGCCCGTTCCCGCAACTGGCCCGCTGGTCGGCGCAAGTCACGATTCACGTTATCACGCCGGGCCAATACGCCAGCACCCACGACGAAGCGGTCACTTTGGTGCAGGAAACTCTGCGCGATATTGTCGCCCAAGACTTCACCTCGGCCAAGATAACGGTTGCCGGGATGCTGGAGCGGGGCCACTCGGTCGATAGCTCCGACAACCGCATCACCGACGTCCTGGCCGTGACGCTTTACTGCCAGCAGAATTGACACGCTCCGCGAGGGCATGAGCTTAATTTACGGTTCCCCTTCTGGCTTTTCCGTCACGACCAGCAAAAACTTTGAGCGCCTAATTGTCCTCAATAAGGACGGCGCACTGGCGACTGGCGGTAATATCGTCAAATATACCCGCACCGAGACAACCACCGAAACGGTAAGTTCCACCTTTGGCGGCGGAACCATCGGCTCACTCGATGTGTTAGACGCTACCATTGTTTTCTCGGTGGACGAGACGATTATTGATCCGTCTGCCTCCGGCACCACCGTGCCGTTTGCTCGCACATACAACCCTCGCGCAGAGGCTACGGCCACTGTGCTGGGCGAGTTCAGTGCCGCCACATTCCAACTCGACAGCGTCACTTTCGCAACCGATTCGCACGAAAAATCGGCCACGGCAGGAGATGTCGTTAAGACTACCCTGCGCGGCACGGCCTACGGCAGCGCGGGCGGGCTTACCGTTGGCAACATTGCCAGTGGCGGCACGATTCGGGAAGAAAAGCGCTTTAGCAACACCGACTTTGTCCGCACCGTTACCACAGAGGTTAGCTTCTCCGGAACATAATCTATGACCAAAGAAGAGCACGTAAAACGGCTTTGCTACTTGTATAGCAAACTCGCCGAAATGAACGCCGAGAATTTGGCGTATCGAATCAAGTTTGAAGCGCTCGGCAAAGCCGACCCCGACAAACTTGCGGCTAAGTTGCTTGCGCTTAAAGACGGAGCCAAGCCTGACCCGAAAGCCCCGGAAGACGAGGCCATTTGGTGCGAAGTTATTCTGACGCTGATGCCGGCGACACCCGCCGCGCCTGCCGAGGTTGCCAAGCCTAATACAAACCCCGCCAAAGCCGATGCGGAGTAGGAGGCTGCCGTGGATGCACTGGCCGCCGAATCATTTTTAAATGCCGAGCACCGCGTTTGCGGGCTTCGGATGCGACCCCTTTCGTTAGGACACGCTTTCGCGCTGGAGGCCATTGGCAATCCTTTTTACCACGGCAAGCTGGGCACGCTGGACGAACTGCGACTGGCGGCATGGATGTGCAGCCGCCCGCCGCTGGCCCTGCCGCAGACAACAGGGTGGCGCTACAAGCTGTGGCGGTGGGGCACGGACAAGGCTAATCTAAGCGCCGAGGTGACGCGCTGGCGGGCGTATGTGGCCGACTATGTTGCCCCCCCGCAATTTTGGAGCAAGGCACCGAAGGCCGGCGAGGAGCGCGCCGAACCGAGCAAGATCCCCCACAACCTTTCTTCTGTGGTTAAACTTATGCGGCTGGGATTCAGTGAAGAGCGCGCTTGGGCAACGCCGGTAGGGGTTGCTGCATGGTATGAGGCCGCATCCTTTGAGGCCGAGCACGGATCAAAACTCGACATCGTGACTGACTCGGAGCGCATTGCGATCCTCAAGCAAAAACTAAGGAGGGCAAAACAAAATGGCTGAAGTAAAAGTAAAAATTACCGCGCAAAACGAAGTTCAAACCGGGCTTCAGCAAGCCTTGAACGATGCCAAAAAATTCGGGCAAGAGGCGACCAGTGCCGTCACCATTGACGAACAAGCCGCTACGGCTCCCATTCGAAAAATACAATCGGCGCTGGCTCAAGGTGTAAAAGTTCCATCACCGAAATTAGAAAGCGATCGGCCGCTAAAAGTTGCTGTAGAGGCGGAGACTCCAAAACTCAGCGACCAGCAAGCGGTCAAGGTGGCCTTGGAGGCTACGGGGCTTGAACAGATCGAGCAGCTAAAAGCCGCGCTGGCCGAGGCCGACAACAAGGTCTTGCGCGTGGCGCTTGAAGCGTCGGGCCTTTCTACCGCAGAGGAATTGCGCGAGGCCTTGGCGCAAGCAGAAGACAAAACCGTGCAGCTTGCCCTTGAGGCCACGGGGCTCTCTTCCGTAGAAGAATTACGCGCTGCCCTTGACCAAGCCGACAGCAAAACCGTGCAGCTTGCCTTGGAGGCCACGGGGCTCTCGTCTGCAAAAGAATTAACAGATGCGATTGATCGCTCTGAAAATAAATCCGTCCAACTGGCTCTTGAGGCGACCGGCTTATCTGACGCCAAAAGCCTTAAAGCCGCCATTGACTCCCCAAAAGACAAAACGGTGCGCCTTGCGCTTGAGGCCACGGGGCTCAAAGGAGTAAAAGACCTTGAGAGTGCCATTGATTCCGTCGAAAGCAAAAACATTGAAATTGAAACGGAACACGAAAAAGCCTTGGCTCCACTGCGGGAATTACAGGCGGAGCTAAAGAAGACAAGACAAGCGGCGCAGCAAGCCCTCGACCCGCAGCCAGCGGAAGAATTTAGCGGGGGCATTGCCGAGAGCGCGGGACGAATGGCGCTTTTGGGAGTGGGCGCCGCCGTTGTTGGCAAGGCCATTTCTGCCGCCTTCGATCAACTTAGTCAGGCGCTCAAGTCGGCCATTGGTATTCAAGAGCAATTTAATCAAACTCTTTCGCAGGCGGGACGAGCCACAAGCCTTTCTGGGGCCGTTTCGGAATTTACCCAACTCAGCAACGCGGCAAAACAAACAGGCAAGGTCATCGCTGACACCTTTGGGCGCAACATAGGCGAGTCGATTGCCAACGCGCTACAAGGCCGTCCAGGGCAAATTATCGCACGATTAGCCGACCTCGCTACGGGCGGGGCTGTTCGCGGAGAGCTTGAGGCGGGGCAAGAGCAACAGCGCCGCATTGCCAGAGAAAACGCGATGGCCAACATGGCGAGGCTTGACCAAGAATCTTTTGAATTGGTCGGGGCGGGGGGAGATCCCGCCGAGTTGGCACGCATCAAGCGAGAGCAAGAAAAGCGCAGGCAGATGGAAGAGTTGCGGGCCGGGTCGGCTGGAAAAAGCCCCGCCGATATTGAGCGAGAAGAAAACGAACTTCGCAACATTCAAGCCATGCAGGATCAAATGACCGCGCAGGAGCGGGCTTTTGCCGCGCAGCAGCGAGCCGCGCAGACCAATCGGGCAACCGCGCAAATCGGCATGACGCCCCAAGAAAGGCTGGCGCAAGAGCAAGCGAACCAAACGCGATTGCAGGGCGAGGTTGTCGGCGCGTCTCAGGGCGCGCAATCAATGGCCGAGGTTGCCGCTCGCGTGGCCGAGCTCAATGCCGAGATTGCCGCCAGCAAACAAATCCAAGCGCAACTGGAAAAGCAAATTGCCGACGAAGCAGAGCGCGCAGCCAAAGCCTCTGAAGCGGCACAAAGAAATGCGATGGCATCCGCCCAAGCGCAAGCGCAGGCCAACCGCGTGGCCGGCATGACGCCCCAAGAGCAGCTTGATTTTGAAAAGCGCGGCCTGGCTGATTTGGAGGGCTTTGTTGGCCCCGCCGTGGATTTAGCCAGAGAGCAAACCATTTCGCGCATATTGGCGCTGGAATCCCAAATCACCTCGGAGAGAGAGCGGCAAGAAAAAGCATCGCAAGACGCAGTTGATTCTTTGGAAAACGTCATCGAGCGGCGTGATTTTTCTGCCCTTTCGACAGACGAAGAAAAGCAGGCGTCGATAAGATCAGCCGAGTCCGACTTAATTGCAGGAATTGAAAGCGGAGAAATAAGTCCCGCCGAGGCCGCTGCGCGAGCCATCGAGCTACAAAACAGGCAAGACTCAATCAACGACAACGAAAGCAGATTTGGCGGAAGCGATGCCGCCTCTTCGCTCCAACGTGTCGGCCTTGCCTCCAACGAGTTCTTTGACGCCTCGGCCAACAAGACAACGAAAGCAATTAACGACACAACGGCCATTGTGCGACGAATCGCCACCCTGCTGGAAGGCAGCAAAGGACTTTATTTGGAAAGGAACTAATCATGTCTACAGAGATCCCCGGCAGTCAGTTAATCGTTCAGGACAACAAGATCATTGAGCGGAAGGTTCTCATTAACGCTGGAAGCCCGCCCACCGCACCCGGAGGGAATGGCGTTTTCACAGGATCGGAAATCACGACCCTGCCGGGCGGGTTGCAGCGCGGCACATTTGAATACACGCGCTTCGGCCAAACGGAAGCGGGCCAACAGGCGGGAGGCGGCGGGCCGCAGATAGAGCTCATCGGCGGAAGCCGAGATGTTCCTATTCAGACGCACCCTAAATTCGCCGATCTATCCGAAGATGATGTTCTTGCCATCACGGCAGCAGCAGAACAAAAGGACGCCAGCCTGTTGCCCGAATCAATGGAAGGAGCGGCCACAACGCTCTATCGAATGCTTCGGCGCAACGTGACGCATTTTTTGGCTCCCTCGGTTGTTGCCCGCGTGACGCAAGTAGAAAGCGGCATTCCGAGCCTGTCGGGGCTAACAACTCTTGATGCTCCACCCGGTATCGACGCGCCGACCGCATCAAAGTGGGTTTTGACCGGAGTTTCGGCGCGTGGCTTCGGGGGGGAATTTGAAGTAAGCCGCGAATATACCCTTATTGGAGATGGGATCGAGTTTGCCAGCTTCCTCTACAGCTAATGCCCATAAACTTCCGATTTGAGGGCAACCGCCCGCTTTTGCGCGAACTGACCGCCGAAAGGCTTAACCAGCTTATTATTGAATTGCAGCGCGCCAAGCCGCTGCCGGGGCGCGGGATCTCGGCCCGCCAAGAAGCGGGAGGGGTGCGGCTCGATGTGCTCGGCTCCCCGACAGGCGGAGCATCGGGCGATGGGTCAAGCCATCCATTCAAGGTCGTAACCAAAAAAATTGGCGAAACGTGGCATTGGGGCGTGGTGCCCAATAGCCGCGCTTTTTTGGGTATATTTCAAACAGACAACTACCCTTCTGGACTGCTAACCACCCGCGAGAACAATGACCCCGGATGGCTTGCGATTGAGACATCGAGCGAGGCTGACTACATCTATCTGCAATACGACGCCACGACCCTTGAAGCGTCTATTGATTCGGTCGGAAATGGCGGGAGCTTAAATCCAACCGCAAACGGAAACGAAGAGGGCGCTTGGCTTGAAATAGATTTTGAAGAAACGCCCCCGGTCTTCAAATTTGCCAGAAAGATCATTGCACGAGCGGAAGACCCAGAAGACCCGGAGGCACCGCCAACCATTGTGCAGGGCATAAGGTCGCACCAGCTTTTGCAGGACATTTGCTACGGAGGAATGCCAGCGCAGTGGTGGTTCGATTATTCGGGCGGAACTTTTGTTGAATAGCCATGCCAGTGGCGCGTTTACTTTACGTCGGGTCATCGTTGCCATACTGCCCATTAGCGGCCCCCTATGGGTTTGATATAGGACAAGGCGAGTCAGGCGGCAGCGCGGTCGTAACACCCGAAGGCGCAGGCAGCGTTTTTCCTCTCAGGCTATCACTCGGCGAGTATGCGTATTATTTTTGGCGAGTGAAGGGCTACACCCTTTCTGGCGATATATCTATTGCCTACACACAGGTCGATCCAATCACCGAAGAAGCGCAAACATGGTTTGGCGGTTCAACTTTTGAAATCGACTACGAAAGAAGCGTCACAGAGCGCGACTTGATTTGTTCCAGCAATGAGGACAGTCAATCGCCTTTCCAGCTTGGTGAGCAAGTCCACACATTCACCGGAACATACGAGACGGGCGAGACAAGCCAAGAGGCCCAATTCACACTTACGCTTCGTTTTGGAAACTTCATTACTCAGGACGAGGTGAACTGGAACGCAGTCGGCCTAAGTCAGACCGAAAGCGGCAAGCTCGCGGCTTTTGTCGGAATAGTTGGCGGGCTGACCGCAAGTGCGGGCGCGGCATCCTTTGAAATACAACTAAGGAGCGGGCGAACGGTTCTTGGCAGTCCTGGCGCTGACCCGATAGAGGGCGACCCCATCGCCAACATAGAGTTTTCGCTGGCAGGCGAGGAAGAAGCACCGCCGGGGCGAGTAGTTGCCATCTATCCCTTTGTTTTTGAGGGTCAAGAAGGCGCGATTGAAGGCGTCACATTTGAAAACCTGAGATTCACGCCCTCAAATTTTTATGAATACGCATTGAACGGCCAGCCCGCGCTTTACGATTTAGAAAACGGCCAAGTCATCGGCCAGCTTTAGCCCTTCATCGGGCTGTTTTGACACAGGAGCCACGGACAGGAGCTACCTGTGCGCGTTTACATCAATTTAGACACAAACGAACCTTGCGTTTCGCCTGTCTTCACCTCCCGCGTCAGCACGTTCTACTTCGTGCGCCGGGACACGGTTCCGGTCGAGGTGCAGTTCGTACGCGGTGGTGCCGTGGTCGAGCTTGGGGCGGGGGCGACCGGGACTATTGGGCTTAAAAAGACTTATGCGGGCAGCTTCCTCGCCAATGACTCAGGATGGACAAAGACAGGAACAGGCGCGGCTACCGTTTACACGTTTGACCTCAACCTGAACACGACCGAGCTCGGCACTGAGTTCACCGTGGACACCCTCGACTCGATCACTTGCAAACTGGAAATATCGTGGAGCGTCAGCGGCACAACCTCCAGCACCATGCCGACGAGCGCGGTGGTTTACAACGATGTCATTCGCGGGACGGAAGGCGCTCCCAACTTTGCCACCGTCCTTTCGCAGTTCGATCTCCGCTCCCCGGACAACGCCACATGGCGGATCACGGTGGACAACGACGGCTCTCTGACAGCCACCAAACAATAACCATGAAGACCCTTCTCGCCATCCTTGTAGCCACCCTCTGCGCGGCCACCTCTTACGCTCAAGTCCGAAAAAGCGTCATGGTGGACACCAACGGCGTTGTTCAAGCGCCAGCCAATTTTTGGACGGCCAATGCCGGGACTAATTTCCAGCAATACATGGCCCCGTTTTCGCAAGTGCCTTCCAACTCTCCAGTAACCTTTCTTGCCGCAACAAACTCCGTTGCGGTGCAAAACAGCAACTCTTTACAAATCATGTGGCCTCATGCGCTGGTCAGGGCGGGCAACGATGTCTTTGCCTTCCGCCGTGACGCTGCAACGGGCATGAATGGCAACGGCAGCGGAGTGGTGTTCCGTGGGGCGAATACCAACCTTTCCGACTTTACGACCATCACCATAACAAACGGCGGGGCGCTTCCCGATGCGGTGTATGATGCCAGCAATAACCGCATATATGTGTTTGCCACGGGGCAGTTTACCAATCCAGTAATGGGCGGTGGGATTTATTCCATCAATCCGAGCAACCTTGCCACAACGCTTCTCTCGACAAATACGACGGACATCGCCGGTGCCATCACTCACCACGGCGAGCACATCTATCTGGCAGGATCGAACAACATTTTCAAAATTGCGAAAAGCAACGGGGCGACAGTTGCAACGCTGACAATTACCAATCTTGGATCGGCAAGCAATAACATCCACGCGCTTGAAGTCACGACTGACGGCGCTTTGCTGGTCGGCTCGACGTTACGGTCGGGAACAAATGCTGCGGCATTTGCTGTCACGCTGTCCAATTTCGCCCTTACCAATACAACATTCAACACCAACGAAACTTTCGGTGTTTACACGGATGATTTGGCAATCGTTGGCAACACGGCGTATCTCGGGGCGGAGGAAGGATTCGGCGCTCTTGTTTCTTACAACCTAACCAATTTCTCCAAAACGACCCTGTTTGAAAATCAAGGAATTATTTATTTCGTCAAGACGGACGGAACCAACGTGTTTTTCGGAGGGGAAGAGCGTGTCGTGGGTGTTTACAACCCCGCGCAAAACCGACTGTTTCAATACGCGACAACGGCAAGCCCACTGAACGAGATCGTCTTTTATGAGAACTCGTTTGTCGCCACAACTTATGCGAGCAACGCGGCAATTTTGTCGGCTTCGCTATCTCGAAACATTGCGCCGTCGCAAATAAGCATTGCCGACGTGTCCGGGGCTGCTTGGGCTCTGACCTCCACCAGCGTTGTCGTTACCAACACCAACGTGGTTGCGCTTTCCGCCGACAAATTCACACGCGCTCTGTGGGTAAATGTGAGCGGAACGAGCGATGCCAATATCAACATCAACAGCATTTACAATTCCTCGACAAATCAACGCAAACTGAATGACCGCGTGATCGTCAAAAATGACGGAACCAACAAAGTAAATGTCCGAAGCGGAATCACCAGCTTCTTGCTTCAATCTTTAGAGCCGCAACAGCAATTTGAAATTGTTTGGGTGGGCCAAGGGAGCGCGGGAACCAACGCCAGCTTTTGGGAGATAATCAATGCAGGGTCTTATGGACTCGGAGCGACCTGGCTCACCAACACTAACGTGACCAATTTCCGCTCGGAGATTGGGTTGAGCCTCCCCGCCCTGACCAACACCAGCAACGTCACGGTCATGCGCGCGCTCGCGGGAACCACAAATACAAATATGCCGTTGAGCGGCACAATGATTATCGCCCCGGCCAACACCTACGAGATGGTTGTGAGCAATGGCATCATCTTGGATTTTTACGTTCAATGAGCTTCCACGACCCCATCGACTTTCTTTCTCGTCCCTTCGTCGGCGTGACCACCTCGCTCGGCTCGGTCATCGTCTCGCTTTTGCCGCACCTTGAAACGGGGATGCGCCTGTCCGCCTTGGCACTCGGCCTGTTTGTCGCGGCGATGTCCGCACGCAAAGTCTGGAAGGATCGGAACAAATGAGCGCGTGCACCTCATCCCAAGCCGATCTTTGCTGGACTCGCGGCGACAGCGGACGCCTCGATGTGTCGGTGAAAGACGCGGACGGCACGGCCTACAATCTTACAGGAGCCACGCTTTTTCTCACAGTGAAAACGGCCCTGACCGTTGCAGACGCCAGCGCCACGATCCGCAAGGAAGTTACCGCACACGATAACGCAGCCGGTGGCGAGTCGCACTTTGACCTGGCAACCACCGACAACCCGACGGCAGGCACATTCTATTATGATGTGCAACTCAAAACCTCGGACAGCAAAATCTACACGTTGTTTGGGGGCTTGTGGAAAGTCCTCTCCGACGTAACCACTCGCACCGCCCCGCTTTAACATGGCCGCTTACCACAAAGTCGAGGTCAGTCTGAACACCAACGCGGTTGAGGTGGGCATCCCTTCGCCGCAGACGGTGAACGTGACTCTTCCGACCATCGGCCCTGCGGGGCCAGCCGGGGCCGCAGGAGCGGCTGGAGCGGCGGGCCAAGCCGCGACCGTCGCGGTCGGAACCGTCACCACGGGAGAACCTGGAACCCAAGCCAGCGTCACAAATGCCGGAACATCAAACGCAGCGGTTTTGAATTTCACCATTCCGCGCGGCGAAGATGGCGAAGGCGGCGGCGTTTCGTCGTGGAACGATCTCACAGACAAGCCTTCGGAGTTTGCGCCAAGTGCCCACGCCGCTAGTCACCTCCCCGATGGCGTTGATGAGATTTTTGACCAAGACCTCAACACCGATGACGATGTTCAATTCAACAGCGTAGGCGTCAATACGCCATCCAGCGGCAACGACTTGTATATTGTCGGCAAAGACAACGCCGATGCCAACATGGTCTTTGAGACTTCAGAAAATTTAGACGGCGGATACAGGGCCAGTATATTGTTTGAAAACAAAGGGACAGGTGGGCGGCGTTGGCAAATGGCAGCGAGCAACGATGCTGACGGCGGATTGGGCGGCGGAAAGTTTTCAATCGTGGACGGCACGGAAGGGCCAAGCGACGACAGATTTCATATCACCAGCAGCGGCCTCGTCGGCGTTGGAGCGTTTGGAGTGGATGAGGCGCAAGCCCAACTTGATGTTGCAGGCGAAATACAATTTGCCGACTCCACCGACACAAGCAAAAAGGCAACTTTCGACGTTTCGGGCGTCGAGTCAGGCGAAACAAGGACTTTAGAAATTCCCGACGCCTCTGGAGTCATCGCCCTCACAACCGACAACGCCGATCAATTCGGCAGCGGGTCTGCGCCAGACAACTACGTCCTTACGTCTGACGGCGCGGGTGGCGCTGCATGGGAAGCGGCAACTGGCGGTGGCGGAGGCGATACCGTCTCAATCGAAACAAGTGCCGCAGACATTCTTTCCGTCTCATCGGGGGCCATCTCGGCAGACGATGCGGGCGCGGATCGGATCGTTTACTGGAACAACACGAGCAACAAACTCGCTTACGGAACGCCGTCCGATGTTGGCGCGGCGGCAAGCTCGCACACGCACTCGGATGCCACACAGTCTGTCGCTGGATTTCTTTCCACGGCAGACAAGACCAAGCTGGACGGCATTGCGAGTGGCGCGGAAGTAAACGTCAACGCCGATTGGAACGCATCGAGCGGTGACGCGCAGATCCTTAACAAGCCGACCCTCGGCACCGCAGCAGCAGCAGCGACAACTGACTTTGCGGCGGCTTCGCACACCCACGCAGCCTCGGCCATCACCTCGGGAACCTTGGATGTGGCGCGCCTCCCTGTCGGCACAGGCAGCACACAGGTCGCCGCAGGCAATCACACGCACGTTGTCGCAGACGTTACAGGCGCAGCCGCCAGCGGCTCCATCACCACCTCTGGCCTCACCCAAGCCACGGCAAGAATTTTGGGAAGGACGAGCGCCAGCACAGGCTCCATCGAGGAGATCCAAATCGGGTCGGGCCTTTCGCTTTCGTCGGGGGAGTTGTCGGCTACGGGATCGGGCGTCACCGATGGCGACAAAGGCGACATCACCGTCAGCGCATCGGGCGCGACATGGACGATTGATTCGGGCGTAGTCGGAACCTCCAAGCTCGGCGGCGACATCACGACAGCGGGCAAGGCTCTGCTCGATGACGCAGACGCAGCGGCACAGCGGACGACCTTGGGCCTCGCTGCCTCGGCCACGACCGACACGACCAACGCCAGCAACATTTCCAGTGGGACGCTTGCTGTGGCGCGTATGGGCAGCGGGACGCCGAGTGCGTCGAACTTTTTGCGCGGGGATGGGTCATGGCAGGCGGTGACAGCGGGAGTCGGCGGTGGCACAGGCTCCACCGACAATTCTATTTTGCGGAGTGACGGCACGGGAGGCAGCACGTTGCAGGCAAGCGCCATCGTCATCGAAGACGCCGTATCCCCCATCAACATCACAGGCGATGCAGGCACGGACATCATCACCGCAGTTGGCCACACTTACACGGCCAACCAAGGCGTCCGCTTCCCGACCTTGACGGGCGGTGCAGGGCTCACCGCAGCAACCACCAACTACTTCGTCCGCGACATTTCTGGCGACACGTTCAAGGTATCTACAACAAGCGGCGGATCGGCGGTTAATTTTACGACCAACATCACGGCGGGGACGGTGATCGCCATGCAGGCGAATGTTGCCATTGTTAATAATGCGGCAGACACCGATTCATCCTTGGTTCTTGGCTTAAAGGGCGCTGGCGCATTGATGCTTGTCAGGCCAGACGGTGGCACTGCTGGAGGAAATGCAAGGGGGCTTGGCGCAGTTGATTTACAAGCAAGACTAACAGGCATAACCAACATTGACATAGCATCGGGGAACTACAGTTTCGCGGCTGGTTCCAACGGAAGGGCAAGCGGCTTGTATTCAGTCGCTATGGGCAGACAATCCATTGCGTCACAAGAAACTGCCATCGCCATCGGCAACATAGCAACAGCATCTGGAACGCATAGCGTTTCTATTGGCGGAAGCAATAATGCGGCATCGGGCGGCTGGGCGGGTTGCATTGCTGGCAATAGCGGTTCAGCAAGCGGAACAACTTCGCTCATGTTGGGCGGCGATTATTCGCTGGCCGACAGAAACTATTTGCTTGCCAACGCAAGCGGACGTTTTGCTGCAACTGGAGATGCACAATGGATTCACGTTGTCTTACGCGCCAAAACGACAACCAATACCGCCGTCGAATTGCAAGCTGGCGGATTTGCCGCCTCTGCTGCCGCCCTCAACATCCCCAGCGGCAAAGTCATCAGCGGCATCGTGAACATTCACGGCGTAAAATCAGACGGGTCGGCTGTCGCTCACTACATTCGTCAATTTTCTGTAAAAAATGTGGCTGGAACCAGCAGCGAGAACTATGCCGCCGCGACCATTGGAACCGATACCGCCGCTGGCACATCAATTACCTTTAACAATCCTGACACCAACAGCGACCGACTTTCAATTTCGGTAACTGGCGTTACATCCGAAACATGGCGCTGGACGGCTCACGTTAGCGCAGTCGAGACAGCTTATGGAACCTAACGCAATGATTACAGTCGGCCTTGTGCCGTCACAGCAACTCATCAGCCTTCTAACCGATGACGAGGGCAACTGGCGCGATGTGCCAGAGGGCGAATCCGTAGTGCCGCTGGTCAAAATCCCGAAGCCTGACCAAGGAGCATGGGAGCCGAGCGTTGTCTGGTTTGCTGATCGCGTGGAGCGGCAGTGGGTCGCGGGAACTCCTGCGCCTGTGGCGACTTTCACCGCCGAACAAGCCGTCAGCCAATACTTCTCGCCTTACCAGACGCTCGCCCTCCAGCGTTTTGAGATGGCCCTGCTCCAAGCAAACAAGCCCCTCGGCCCGAAGATGACCGCCGCGAAGACATGGCTTGAAGGCGTCATGCTTTCATGGGCCGCGAACCCGACACCCGCACCAGCGGAGTCTTTCGGCCAGCCGCAGGCGAGCTTTGAGGAGGCGAGTGGGGAGGCTGTCACCGATCTCGCCGGGTAGGCTTTGACACCCAAGCGAGGGCATGAACTACCTGGTTGCACGCCTCAAAGAAAAAAGCACTTATTCTGGCCTCTTGGCCCTGCTTTCCGCCCTCGGTCTGGCCGTTGATCCCGAACAGTTTTCGGCCATCGCCGCCGCCGTGATGGCCTTGGTCGGAGTCTTTGAAGTCTTTCGCCGGGAGAGCAAGTAATGCGCCTCGCATTGGTTGCTGTGGCGCTTCTGCTTTGCGGCTGCGCGGGAATGAAGCTCGGCGGCGGCTACAATTTCGAGACGAAACAGTTTTTCGTAAATTTGGAAAAGCCGCTTGAGAGCGGTCACAAGAAGTGAGCCCGCTCAAATGGTTCAGTCACTTATTCGCGGCCTTGCGAAATGGCCCACCGTCGATCTCGCGGAACTTATCCACGCCATCCAAGCCATCCTTGCCAAGCGAGCCAAAGAAGCAGAACGCGCCGTCAAAAAGCGCGCCCGCCACAAAGGCGAAAAGCCCTAAGTCTTACCCGGAGAAGTTGCTTAACTCTCCGAACGTCACGAAAGGCAAGCGCATCAAGCCACGAGCTATCGTCCTACATCACACGAGCGGCACCTACGGGGGATCAGTCGCGTGGTGCATGAACCCGGCGAGCAAGGTCAGCTATCACTGCATCGTCGCCAAAGACGGGCGGCGCTCCACGTTGGCCGATCCAGACGAGAGAGCTTGGCACGCGGGCGTTTCGTCCTGGCGCGGCAAGCGCGACCTTAACTCGTGGAGCATCGGCGCGGCTTTCGAGGGCGACACCTACAAGCGGCCACTTGGCGAGGACGAGATGGCGAGCATGGCGGAATACTTAGTGCCGCTGATGAAGCAATACAACTTGGCCCTTGGCGATGTGACCGACCACCGCACCGTTTCGCCGAAGCGCAAAGACGATTTGAACCCGGTCGAGCTGGCGCGGTTCAAGAGCTACCTGTCCACGCGAGTCCTCGGTTAAGTCGCTGGAGAACATTTTGGCGAAGTGTCGTAGAGAGCACCGCATGGTGTATCGAGTCGCGGCCCGATGCGGGTTCAAGCGTGCTTGCGCCTGCGGAACCTTTAATAGCGCGGCCAGCTATTCAAGCGCACCGCAGTATCGTTTAACAATACTAGCGAACTTGTCGATACCATCGACAGGTTCGCGGGACGTGTCGAAAATAGCTTAATTTTTACGCACATTGTGCAAGAAGCGGATAGAAAACGCATCACTTGTTATAAACTGTATGCACTTTTTGGCACTGTCCTACGGTTTGCAACAAGTTCCCGCACGGGTATAGCGAAGAAGCGGCTACAGAGACGGGCCAGAATAACTGCCCCGAAAAGGTATAGAGCGGGAATGTTTTGATTGGCGGCGGCAGATGGAGCGGGAGTCGATTAACGCCACCCCAAAGCAATCGCCATGAACCCCGCATTGGCGCAGGCATAGAACAGAAAGCACACGCCGAGGGCTGGCTGGCCTTGGCTCCAGAATCCGTAGGCCGTCCACAAATAGCAGGCGGTGGTGACGAGTAAGGGCCAGAAAGTCACGATGCCTTGTGCTTTCCAATGGAAATCTTGCCGTCACAAAACTGGTTTGCCACCCAAGCCGTGACCACCGAAACGATCCGCTCGTGATCGCGCACATGGGTTTCGTCCACGCAAGGCATGGTCACATGGGCGATTTCATGCGCGACAATGCCGAGCAAGTTGCCCGCCACGGCATTCGGATGGAGATAGACTGTCCTGCGTTTATAGTGCGTGATGCCCTCGCAAAGCTCTTTGGCAGGGGGGCGAGCCACAACTACCTTCCACCATTCGCCATCGACCTTGAAGCGCAGCGTGGGACGCTTGCTCTTGCGCCGAGGCTGGCTTGTGGCGGGCTTTTTCATCGCAACTTGTAGTGCGGCACTGGCCGAGTGACCGCGCCCGTGGTCAGGCGGAATTTCTGCACCTCACAGCGGCCAGCCGCTACGGCATCGGCGAGCAGGCGGGCCATCGTTGGCCTCGTTTTGTTGAGCTTGTCGGCCAACGTCTTCGTGGTGAACCAGCCGGGCGGCACAACGTCCGTCACGGCGGGAGCCGCGAGGGCCGCGCACCACTTGGCGAGATCGGGATCGAAGGAGGGGGGCAAATTGCCGCCCCCCTTTGTGGTCGAAAGTTTCGACTTCATAAGGGCAGGCGGTAGTGGGGGGAAAGCGTGACGAGATTGACCGTGCAGGCGTTGTCGCAGTATTCGCCGTAGGCAAAACCATGCCGCCATGCCAAGGTCTGCCGCCTTCCTGCGGCATACTCCATGTTGAGGCGAGCCAGACACCCGATGTTGTAGCCGATGGCGTCGGCATGGGTGCGGGCGGGCTCCATCGCCACCCGGTGCGTGTGGCCGAACACGCTATGCGCGCCGATGGTTTCCGCCGTGTCGCGGGCCGCGCTGACGTTGAACAAAGCGCCATGCAGAAAGGCCGTGCCGCCCAGATACCGCACTGAGTCGCGGGCCATGCCGCGATAGGGGATGATCTCGGTTTTGTATTTGGCGAGGTTGTCGTGGATCTTGGCCATGACCGCGCCCGCCGCATAGGCCACGACCTGATTGGCGCTATGGGTCAGGGCAACGGCGCGGGCCTCGTGGTTGCCGTGGAAATACATGGTGGGCCGCATCTCGTGCAGGAACGACAACCCGGCGAGCAAATCGTCCATGAGGGACTCGGCGCGGTCGGGGTCATCGGGATCACGCCGAGCGCCAGCGCGCAGGCAAGCGAGGTCAATGGCATCGCCGAGGTGGATGCGTTGGTGCGGGTTGTAGCGGTCGAGGAAAGTCAGGAACGCTTCGCGGGCCTTGGAGTCGATGTCTGAACCGTGGGAGCAAGTCGCGGCTACCCAGCGTTTCCACTTTCGTGTAATGTTTGCCACGCAAGGCGGCGCGGTATGTCAAAGTCTCCGTAGGGCTGCGGAAGTTAGGGGTCAAAAGTTGGACAGGATTTGACCCCGAATTAAGACCATGCTGGCAATCGGTGGCAACGCTTTCGCAAGTCGTTGACTATTAGGGGCGACCGCTCCCCTCGAAATCGAGCGTTGGGTTAAACCAACCGTGGGTTCGAATCCCACCCCTTCCGCCAGTTTTCTCTGTAAAAGCCGCACAAGCTCAAACACTTACGCCGCTCCAGTGTCTTTGTTTGTCGCGGCTTTTCGTTTGTCAAAGTTGGCAATTAAGCGTAGGGTTTTGGCAATTATGGCAATGGGACGCAACATTAACCCCGTGCGATTCCGAGTGCGGCGGGCCGATTGGAACAAGGCTAACCCGTGGTGCTGCGACTTTTTCGCCCACGGCAAGAGGGTGCGAAAGTTTTTCCCGACCGACGAACTGGCGTGGGCGGAAGGGGCCAAACTGACGGCCCGCGTGACCGAGAAGGGGATGCAATCGCTGCACAATCCTGACGGGCTGACGGTCAAGGCCGCATTGCGGATGTTCGTGAACGAAGCCGATCCGCAAAGCAGCAGCCACGAGGAGAAGCTCCGCATCTTCGAACGGGCGTTTGGCAAGGCGTTTCGCGGGGCGGTGGGCGACATCGAGGCCGTCGATCTTCGGCGGTGGATCAAAGCGCGCAGCGCCAATGGCAACACTCAGGCCATGTATTACCGCTATGCGCGGATGTTCTTCGGCTATCTCGCGGCCAACCGACTCATCCCGCACGATCCGATCACGGCGGTGCCAGCGCCTAAGACAAAGCCGAGCCGCAATATCCTGACCCCCGACCAGATGAAGGCGCTGCTGGCCTTGGAGCTTCCTGACCATGTGCGGGCGCTGTTGCTGCTTGGGGGCTTTGCGGGGCTTCGGACTGAGGAGGTGGAGCGGATGGAGTGGAGCCACGTAAATACTAAATCGGGCCAGATCCACGTCCCGCCTGGCGCGATGAAGGATTCGGGTGGATATGACCAGCGCATCGTGGATTTCACCGAGCCGCTACGACGGCGCAGGGCGTGGCTTGCGAAGCAAAAGGGCAAGATCATCCCCGTGGCCTCGGAAACCCTGCACACCCACCGCCGCCGCGCCTGTGCGCCCGTCCTGACGGAGTGGCCTGATAATTGCCTGCGGCATAGCTACGCGACCTACCACCTTGCCAAAGCCAAAAATGCGGGGCTGACCAGCTACCAGATGGGCCACACCTCGTCCGCGATGGTGCAGCGGGTCTATGCCGTGCCTGCCGCTCTTGCGGATTGGCGGGCTTGGTGGGCTATTTAGGGCGCTTTGCCGCCTTCGGTAGCACGGGCTTGACCGTGTAAGTCTCTGGCTCTTCGGCCACGCGGGCAATCATCTCGGACAACCCGCGTGTGATCGCGCCAGAGGTTGAGCCGAAGATCGCCAGATTGGCCTCGATAAAGGCCATGTGGTCGGGTTGCAGGCTTACGGACGTTTTAATCGCCCGGTCTTTTTTGGGTTTTGTGTTCATAGCTGTGTGCGTTCGTGAGCAGGAACAACGTCCTACTGGTATCACCAAAAATCAAGTCCCTGCCCCCCCCCGAAAAAAATTCATCTCCCCCCAAAATAATTCTTGTCTGGGGTATTACCAGTAGGGTATTACCCTACCAATGCGACAAGGTATTCCAAAGAAATACGAGGGTGGGACAGCAAATGTCCGTGGCCTGCGTGAGATGATCTTGGGCGTGAAAAACACAAACACACCCACCGTTAAAAAATCCATCAGCATCCCTCAATCCCTTTACGTCTGGGCGCTCAAGCGGGCCAAACAACAAGGCCATTGCAACGTGTCTCGCGTTCTGCGCGAGGGCATCGAGTGCTTGATGCAAAAGCAACGCGTATGAGCACGACCGATTTCATCATCCGCCCCGAAGAGGCGTCACGCATGACGGGCTACAGCATTTACATGATCCGCGAGTTTGCGAGGCGTGGAGAGTTTTCGGCGTGTATGCCACGCGGCAAGCGGGGCGGATGGGAAATCCTCAAACCAAGTTTTGAAGCGTGGTGGCAGTCAAAGCGCGCTTCCTCAAGCAACAGAAAATAAACACACATGGACTACACAACCCTAATCCTCGGAACCGCCGCCATCGCTGCCCTCGTGGGCCTCGCGTTTATGAGCGGATGGGAACTCGGCAGCGCAAGCGGCATTGACCGCGAGCGCGAATCGGCAAACCGCCGCGTCAATGGCGTCTTGGCTTCGGTCAAAGATGTCATCGCCTACGAGAACACCCGCAAGCCCAAGGCTGCGAAAAACAAACGCAAGGCGCAACGAAAGGCGGTGCGGGCGTGAGCATCGACCCGCGCCTTCGTTACTCCGACAACCTCGGAGCGTGTCCTTGCCTCGATCCGCTGGCCTTGGGCCGCGTGATGGAGGCGATCTGTAACGGCCACCGCCCGACACTCGCCGACCGGGTAAAGCGCGCCCTGGCTCAACTCCGCAAGAAGCTCGCCAAATGACTCCGACACCCCCCGACAACGCTATTGGCGCGATGGCGGTTCTGACCGCAATCGCCGTGCTGCTGGTTCTGGTTGCCGATTGGATTGCCAACTTACTCCGATGATCTCCGACATCTCTGACATTTGCGTGGCCTCGCATAACGGCAAGCCTTCCCGCTCCGTGGGTGGCGACCCGTCGCTCGATCGTAGCGGCTGGGAACTATTGGCGTGGGCTATATTGGAGCAGGCCGTCGCCGACCTCGTGCTGTTCGCCCGCTTCGGCATCATCACCACTTCGGGCAAGTGCCTTCCGTGGCCTACCACGATGAAGCGCATCACCAAGTATGGCCCCAGCGGCAAGCTCGGCACCTACTGGCACCGCGTCCCGCGCAATCTCGCAACGGCCAAGGGGCCGAACGAGCACAGGGAACTCAAAGCGTGGTTCCTGTCAGACCACGCGCAGAGCTTTTGCGACCTCATCGGGTGCAAGCTGCCAGCCAAAGAGATTTTTCACAACACACTCAAGACACACGGAGGGCTCAACCATGTCGCATGAAATGGAAATGGAGGATTTCCTTCGCGTAAAGGATGCCGAACTCGGCGCGCTGCGCGAGGAGTTGCAACGCTGCCGCCTCATCATCGAGCGATTGGAAGCCGAGATCAGCCAGCTTTACACGGCAGCGAAACGAGCAACCAAGGAAAACCTTGAGCTTCGCAAGCAGCTTCAATCGTGGGCTGACGAGGCCGACGCGGAGATTCAATTAGCCAAGCTGCGGCGGGCCGAAGTGGAGGCTTGCGAGCTATGAATTTGTCCACAGGACAAGCGGCGTCTCGAAGGGGAGACAACAACAACAGCGGGGGCGGTGGCACCTTGCGCGGTGCGTTTGATGCCGCCCCCGCTAATCCCCTGACGGTGGGCGCCGTCGGCTTTGGCCCGGCATGGAACGACGAGCCAAGCCTGCGCGAGCTATACGATACGGCTTGCGCGTCCATCGTTCGCGCCGAGTGCGAGGCCGACGAGCTACGCGCCGAAGTAGCGATGCTCAAGCAGGGAATGGTCATGCTTGCCGAGGAGCGCGACGAAGAACGGTTGCGTGTTCGCTCGCTCAATGCTTTTTCGTCTTCGCTGGTTAAGACTATCGGCGAATTGAAGGCCGAGCGCGTCGAAGGCCGTCTCAAGCTCTCCGATTGGCGCGACTGCGCGAAGCGGCTCGTGGCTGCGGTGGAGTATTACCACCCCGATTTGCGCGACGAATCCGAGGGCGGATGGAGCGAAGAGCGCGCCGCCATCGGCCTGTTTGATGACTTGGAGCGCCATCACCAACTGGCACGCGATGAAGCCTGCCGCGAATCGTGCCGGGACAAGGCAGCGGCGGATGGAGGGTGGGACAACCGATGAGCCGCGAGATCCATTACTGCCGCTGCGGGCAAAGCATTTTTGGCGATATGATTGATTGCGGAGATTGCTCGGAAAGTTTGCGCGGAGTTATTGGCATTGATCCCGGACAAGAGCAGTCGGCTTTTGTTTTATTCGATGGCTTGCGGGCAACTGTTTCCAAGATCACGAGCAACCAAGAGTTGTTGTTTCACATTCAGCAATACCAAGATCATACGCCCCATATTTTTTGCGAGCAGATTGCAAGCTATGGCATGGCGGTCGGCGCGAGCGTCTTTGAAACTTGCGTGTGGGTTGGGCGGTTTTGGCAGCGCGCACTGCAATACAGTTACGAATTTCATCCAGTATATCGGCGCGACATCAAGCTGCACCTCTGCAACTCCCCACGCGCCAAAGACGCAAATGTCCGTCAGGCGCTCATTGACCGACTCGGCCCGCAGGGAACGAAGAAAGCACCGGGGCCGACTTACGGAGTGAAGAGCCACGAGTGGGCCGCTCTCGCGGTGGCCGTGTATGGCTGGGATCAGATTTTCGGACGGACAACCAAACACGGAGGCCCGCCCATCTAACGAAAACCAAGACGGGCCAGGTGCGCTAACACCTGACCCGCAATTGAACACACACCAATGGAGACGAACCCAGAGAGCGTGTCAAAACCACGCAAGCAGATATGTGCCGCGCTGGTCAAGGCCCAGAAAGGCTTTGGCCC